GCTCGTGTGGATCCCACCGGGCAGCCGGCGGCGGTATTACCGAGAGGGCGACGAGCATATGCACCGTTCCGGTCAACCCCCCACCTTAACCGGAACTCCCGACAAAATTGTGGCGATGGGTTGACGTATCCCCGCCGATCGGCATATGCGGATCTTACCATGTAAGGTGGATCAGGTGGATCCGCGGCCATCCTCGTAGGGGGGTCTCCAGCCCACACGCGAGAGACGAGGCCCGCGCCAGATCCCGCCGCCGGCAGGAACTCTACTGGTTGAGGCCTGCCGGCGGTTGGTTACCTCCCAGGTGCTGACCCGGGAGAGTGCGAAGCCATCGCAGAAAAGGCATCCCACCGTGGCCCGACCGACAGACTATCGCGAAGAGTTCGCCCAGCAGGCGGAAAAGTTGTGCCGGTTGGGCGCGACCGACTACGAGGTGGCAGATTTCTTTGGCGTGAACGTCTCGACGATCCACCGATGGAAGCACCGGCACCCAGAGTTTTGCGACTCCTTGAAGGTCGGGAAAGAGCAATCGGACGAACGGGTGGCGCGATCGCTCTACCATCGAGCGGTTGGCTACACCTACACGTCGGAGAAACTCTGGCAGCACGACGGCAGGGTGATCCGGGCCGACGTGGTCGAGCATGTCCCCCCGGACGTGACAGCAGCATGGCGCTGGCTGGTCAATCGCAGGCCGACTGAGTGGCGCGACCGGCAGACGATCGAAGGGCCGGGACCGAACGGCGAGCATATGATGGCGGTGGACGCGTCGATGTCCGCCCTGGAGAAACTGAAGACAGCCCTGGCTGCCAAGAACACGCCGGCTGATGACGACCAATCAGCCGAGTGAGCAGAGCCCAGCCGATCGTATAGCGGCGCTCCCACAGGACGAGCAGGACGCGTTCTTTGCCTCTCTGACCGAGGCGGAGGCCGATGCCCTGCTGTATGACTGGCGCGGGTTCAACGCCCGCCCGTCACAGATCGCGCCCGAGGGCGAGTGGGACTGCTGGCTGGTCCTGGCTGGCCGTGGTTTCGGGAAGACCCGAACCGGCGCAGAATGGGTCCGAGAGCAAATCGAGGCAGGCGCGCGCCGCATCGCCCTGGTGGCCGAGACCCAGAAAGATCTTGAAGAGGTGATGATCGAAGGGGACAGCGGGATCCTGTCGGTGTTCCCGCCTGACAAGACGCCGCGCTATCGCAAGAAGCCGGTGAGGTTGGACTTCCACACCGGGGCCGTGGCCCTGGGCTACAACGCCACCCAGCCCGATCAGTTGCGTGGCCCCCAGTTCGACGCCGCGTGGTGCGACGAGGTCGCCAAATGGCGATACGCCCGCGAGACCTGGGACCAACTGCAATTCGGCCTGCGCCTCGGTAAGCACCCCTCTGTGGTGGCGACGACAACGCCCAGGCCGATCGAACTGATCAAGGCGCTGGTCGGAGGCCGTGAGGGGATCTGCGAGGTCACCCGCGGTCGGACGATGGACAACGCCGGCAACCTGGCGCCCCGGTTCCTGGCCAGGATCCAGGCCCGCTACGGCGGCACTCGCCTGGGGCGGCAGGAACTGGAGGGCCAGATCCTCGGCGACCTGCCGGGTGCGCTGTGGCGATTGCAGGACATCGACGACTATCGCGTGAGCGAAGTTCCGGCTGATCTGGAACGCATCGTGGTCGCGGTCGATCATGCGGTGACAGCCGGCGACGACTCGAACGAACACGGGATCCTCGTCGTCGGCATCAAGGGCCGGGAGGCCTACGTCCTAGAGGATGGATCCATCAGCGGGACACCGCTGCAGTGGGCGCGCAGGGCGATCGGCCTGCACGACACCTACGGTGCGGACGGCATCGTGGTCGAGGTCAACCAGGGCGGAGATCTGGTGAAGCACACGCTCCGCGGCGTCCGCGAGACGCTCAACGTGATCGAGGTCCGGGCAACCAGAGGCAAACACGTCCGCGCCGAGCCGATCGCGGCGATCTACGAGCAGGGCCGCGCGCACCATGTCGGCGCGTTCCCTGAATTGGAAAATCAGATGACCCAGGTGACGACTGCCGGCTACGAGGGCGAGGGCTCACCTGACCGCCTCGACGCTCTGGTCTGGGCGATGACCGAGTTGTTCCCCGACATGATCCAGACTAACCCCGTGCATATCCCCGAATACCGGGTCCGCGCGGTCGTATAGAAAGAGAGGCCCGCCATGGCTACTGTGACCCCGACATATGACAGCATCTCGCCCACCGCCCGCGTGGTGACGTGGACCGGCATTGCGACGGGCGACACCATCAACCCGATCACGCCTGACCATGCGCGACCGGCGATCGGCACCGTGACGATGGAAGGAACCTGGGGTAGCTCGACCGTGGCGTTGCAGGGCAGCAATGATGGGACAAACTATTTCACCCTAAAGAATCCGCAGGGGACCGACATCTCGGCCACGGGCGATGCGATGTTTGAGGTCTCCACCGCTGTTCTCTATATCCGCCCAACGCCCAGCGGCGGCAGTGGCGATAGCATCAACGTCATCCTGGCAATGCGGGGCTAAGGGCGGATGGCTCTCAGCACGACCCTCATCAAACAATGGCGGCGCAGGGCTGGCGGCACCGGGACAGGTGGGACTGCTGTGTTGCTGCTCGAAACCGGCAGCGACAAACTGCTGATTGAAGGGACGACCGACGCCATCGTCCTTGAGGGGGATGCCGCCTGATGGCCGATACAGCGCTCACAGCCCTGACCGCGACGGTCACGCTCGCCAGCGGCGACTTCTTCTACGTCGTCGATGCGGGCAACTCCCGAAAGATCGACTATGCCGATTTCCTGACGGAACTCGCGGCGGCCACGCAGACGCTCACGAACAAAACCCTGGGCGATGACCTCGCCATGGGCGGGAATAACCTCACAAACCTCGGCGACATCACGTTCCAAACCGGCGCGACGGGCGGGACGCTCCAGACCGGCACCAGCGCAGCGGACAAGTTCCAGTTGCAGGCCTACGACGTGGACGGCGCTGCCTATCAGACGGTGATCCGACTGGACGCCGGCAATACGCCCGTTCTGCAACTGCGCGCCGACTTCCTGGAGATCGACGACGAGACCGACAACACCAAGCGGGTGGCCTGGGACGTATCGGGCGCGACCACTGGCACGGCAACCACGCTCACATTCTCGCAGACCGCGGCGCGGGTGATTACGTTCCCGGACGCGAACGACACTCTGGTCGGTAAGGCGACGACCGACACTCTCACGAACAAAACCATCAACACGGCCAACAACACTCTGACCATCGCCAAGGCGGACGTTACCGACTTGAACGCCTACGAGGTTGGCGGCACCGACGTGGCGGTGGCTGATGGCGGGACAGGCGCTAGTTCAGCGCCAAGTGCTCGCACCAATCTCGGCCTCGGCACAGGCGACAGCCCGCAGTTCACAGCGGTGAATATCGGTCACGCCACTGACACGACACTGACGCGGGTGAGTGCTGGCCTAGCGGCCATCGAGGGCGACACGATTGCCCTGCTGACGGCCACGCAGACGCTCTCAGGCAAGACCATCACCGACCTGACCCTGGACGGCTCTGTCACCGAGCAAGTCTATGCGTGGACTGAAACGTCTGGATCGGTCACGGGTGAACTGGAGCCGGCAGAAGGGACGGTGCAGACTGTCACGCTGACCGGCAACATCACGTCACTCACCGACAACGTGGCGGCTGGCGAAAGCATCATTCTCGGCATTGACGATGGCTCCGCCTATACGATCACATGGCCTACGATAACGTGGGCGAACAACGGTGGGAGCGCTCCGACGTTGGCGACGAGTGGTTATACATGGGTGGCGATCTGGAAGGTTAGCACTACGCTCTACGGCGGGTTGATTGGAGACGGCACCTGATGGCTGGTTTTATCTTGCCGAGGCGGTTGCTTGGTGCGGGCGGTCTTGTCGGGGCTGGCGGCGGTGGCGGTGGCGGTGGTATCACCTTCAAAGGTGGCGTTTCGGTAGCAGCAGAAGATGCAAGCGGCTTTGATAGTTCCGGGGAGGCACTCGACATCATGTCGATTGCTTCGACGGGTGATCTCGCCATCATAGCCATGACCGCCGACGCCAATGCCAGTGGCGGAGGGACATGGAACGGATTTACCCCGACAGACGTAGTGTCGGATATGGGCGATTCCACGGTGGCGACATATTTAGGTTATCGTTTTATCCAGGCTGGTGACGCCAATCCGTATGTCACGGGCGTCTCCACCGCCGCCCGCATCGGCCTGACCGTGGCCGGTGCTGTTTTCGGCGGCGTGGGGTCATATGTGAGTTCCGCCACTGGTGGGTCAGGAACTTCTGGTATGCCGGACCCTCCCTATCTATCAGCAACGGGCGATCTGTATATCGCCGTTGGGCATCTGGATGATGATAATGTAACAGCAAGCGCCATGACAGATTATACTCTAGCGGTTACTGTCGGCGCTACTAAAAGTTATGGCGCGACCACAACGGCCATCGCTTACAGGATTGTATCAGACACGTCGCAAAACCCCGGTGCATTCGGCGGAGGAGGGTCTGATTCTTGGCGCGCCTATACACTGTGTTTTGCGGAATAATTGGAAAAGATGGCATGAGATACGTCCTTGCGATCAATGGTGAGCCGGTTAAATGGCCATATTCTGAGCGGAAATGGCGGGCGGACAATCCGAACATTTCCATGCGGAGATGGGCTGGTTGTTCCGATGAGGCGCTGGCGAGCGTCAATGTCTACCGTGTAGAGGAGGCCCCGCGGCCTGAGATCAACGAGCGGGAGCAGGTCGCGGATCGGTTGGCGGCACCCTCGCTGGTGGATGGCGTGTGGGTTTGGGGCTGGGCCATTTCAGCAAAGTCGCAGGCTGATATTGACACCTACGACGCCGATGGGCGCGTAAAGATAAAGAAAGAGGCACAACGGCGCATTGACGGCCAATACCCGCTCTGGCGTCAGATGAACACGATGGCGAGGATGCTAGAGATGACCGAAAAGCCGGTGCCGAACCGGACTGGCGGAGATCTGGCTCAGATCAATGCGGCTCGCGCGATGTTTGCTGAAATCAACGCCATCCGGGCGAAGAGCAATGCACTGGAGGCTATGACGCCGATCCCGGCTGACTATGCCGACGACAGGTGGTGGACCTGATGGACCAAAACAACGACGCCCAGGAACTGCAAGATTTCGGCGCGATCGCCGCCCATGTGTGGGAACTGATCGACGCCTGCGAGCAGTATGCCGACGAGCAAAAGGACCAGCGCGACACGGCGCTGCTGTATTATGACGGCATAATGAACGACCTGCCGGCGGAGGAGGGGATGTCCTCGGCCATCAGCCAGGATGTCCGCACGGCGATCAAGGATGTGATGCCGAGCGTCATGCGAACCCTTTTGGGCAATGACCGGCTCGTTGAGTATGAGCCCGCCGGCCCCGGCGACGAGGAGCAGGCGGAGCAGGCGACGGAGTATGTGAACCGCGTTGTCCTCCCCAGGTCGGGTGCGGAGGACGCGATCTATGACGCCGTCATGGATGCGCTGCTGGTCAAGACGGGGATCCTAAAATGGTCCGCTTATCAGAAGACCCAGACGCGAACTTTCGGCTACACCGACCAGTCCGATGAGGCCCTGTCTCAACTGTTGTCGGATGAGACGATCGAAATCCTGTCGGTGGATACCCGGCCCGAAACCGACCCGGAGGTGCTGGCGCTGTTCCCGGATGCCCAGCGCCACGACATCACCGTCAGGAAGCGGGGGACCGACACCGAGGTCCGCCTGGAGGCTGTGCCGCGCGGTGCTTTCCTTATCGCGCCAGGCTCTCAGACCATCGAAGAGTCCCCGATCGTCGGCGAGCGGATGGTCGTCACGAGGTCGGAACTGGTCCAGTGGGGATACGACCGGGATCAGGTCTACAGTCTGTCTACCTACCATCGCGCGGATGAGGACGAAGATGACGCTCTGGCGCGCGAGGGTGACGACTGGACCGACGTGCGGATGGAAACCGCCCGGAGCATGGAAGAGGTCCAGATCTGGGAGGTCTACGTTCGCCTCGATATGGACGATGACGGCATTGCGGAGATCTACAAGGTCTGCATCGGCGAGGCCGGCCACGATCGTCAGCCAGGGCAGGGCGATGCGCGGCAGGTGCTTGCCATGGAAGAGGTCGAAGAGGCCCCTTACACAGCCCTGATCGCGGAGCGGACGCCTCACGCATTTGAGGGCCGGTCGCTAGCCGAGGACTTGATTGAGATCCAGAAGATCAAGACCGCCCTGCTGCGTGAGACACTGAATAACCTCTACTGGCAGAACCGTCCGCAGCCGGCAATCAACCCCTCGAAACTCACGCAGAAGGGCGTGGAGGCGGTTCTGAACCCGGCCCTTGGCAAGCCGATCATCCTGGCGAACGGCGCAACCAGCATCGACGAGGCGGTGCAGTGGGCGCGGGTGCCGTTTGTCGCCTCGGAATCCTACCAGATGCTGTCGCTGATGGATAAGGCCGGCGCCGATCGCACTGGCGTCAGCGACAGATCCGGTGGGCTCGATCCCGAGTCCTTCGTGAACATGAGCGCCACCTCGGCGAACCTGATCGCGGACAGCAGCATCGCGGCGGCAGAGATGATGATCCGCTCGCTGTCCAACGGGGGGCTGCGAAAGGCCTTCCGGGGCATCCTGGGTCTGGTCATCGCTCACGCCGATCGGCCCCGCACCGTTCGCCTGCGCGGGGAGTGGGTGCAGTACGATCCCCGGTTCTGGGACAGCGGGATGGACTGTATCGTCAACGTCGGCCTGGGTGCTGGGAGCAGGGAGCGGGATCTGTCTGTGCTGCAGATCATTCTGGCCCTGCAGAAAGAGATCATCATGTCGATCGGCGCGGACAACCCGCTGGTCAAGCCCGATCAACTGTACCACACCTTGGCCAAGATCGTCGAAACCGCCGGCTTCCCATCGGCGGATCCATTCTTCACCCAGCCGGATCCGCAAGAGATCGCGGCGGCGATGCAGCAAAGCCAGGGACCGAGCATCGAAGAGCAGAAACTGCAGATGCAGGGTCAACTGGAGCAGATGAAGGCGCAGAGCCGCACCCAGGTGGAGCAGGCTCAGATGCAGGCGGATCTGAGGGTCCGCGAACTGGAGGCCCAACTGAAGGCGCAGTTGCAGACCATGAAGGCGGAGAGCGATGCCAACATCGCCCGCATGCGCGCCGAGATAGATCTGGTGAAACATCGCGAACGGCTCGCCTTCGACTACCGGAACGCGGCCTTGAAAGCGGAGCCACCGCAAGGACCGGCTGACCCAGGCAGCATCTACGATGGCTTCTGAGGCACTGCGCCAGGCCGCCCTGTTCACCCCTATTCCGAGGTCTCGGCCACGATGACACAAGACAGAGCCCTGTATCGTGCCATGGTAGACCGGATGCTTGCCGGCGAGGACAACTGG